TGTTTTATCATATCAATTTCTACTTCCCTATAATTTTCTATTTCGCAAGACATAGTATAAACTATTAACTCGTGAGAATACAAATCAAAGGTTTTTCTGTAAATATGATTTGTTTGATTAATCCTTTTACTCATATTTTTACTAGAACCAATATACAACAAAGTGTCTTTTTTGGTTTCGTAATCATAAGTAAATACCGCATAAACACCTGGCTTTGGTGGGTGTCCGAACTCTCCTGTTTCGAACTTGTAATCTTTGTATTTTAATTGTGCCATAAAAAAGAAAAGACCCAAGAAGGAGCGAACTTCAAGGGTCTTTATTATTTAACCACTAAACACATTATGGGTTCGCTCTTCCTTAATGTGTCTTTTATTTATGCGAATATACACTAAATTTCTTTAAGTTCTAATTTTAAGCAAAGTTTTTTTAGCTTCGTCTTAAACCAATCCTCAGTTTCTATTAGGTTATTCGCTTGTTTTATGTTATGGATAGCAGTTGTGTGGTCGCTAGTGCCTGTGTACTGGCTTATCTCTTTAAGGCTCAACTTGGTGTACCTCCTAAGTAAATAAGCAGCAGCCTTGCGCCCAAACGTTGTTTTTAAGCTCCTATCCTTAATTAATACATCGCACTCAAACTCTTCGTCTACCAATTTGACAATCGTTCTTGCACCAATGTCTAAACCAAGAGGCTCGTTATCTTCTATGCCTAATAACCCTAATTGCTGCATCATTTCGTGTAGCTGCAAATGTGTGTTACGTTGTGCAAAATAAAGCTCCTTTAACTGTCTTATTGATATATCCTTTTTTCTAGTTAGCATAATTAAAACGGCAGTCCTTCCGTATCATCTTTTAGTTTTGAATTACTTTTGTTTTCAGGGTTAAAATCATTAATGTAAATTTTGTAGTCCGGCTGCTTATCTTCTGTCTTGTAAGCGTTTTTCCACATTGAATACTTTACATCGTTGATTGTAAAATTAATTACTTCTCCTTTTGCAGTTGTGTTTTTCCAACCGCCTGTACTCCATTTTTTCTCTGTCATTTTTTTTGTTTTTATAGTTTATTAATTTCTTCTATTACCTCTGTTAAAAAAGGGTCTTCCATAAATTTACCATAAGCGTCAGAGCAAGAATAAGCATAAGAAGATTTTATTGTTTTTTCTACTGATGCTATTGCTAATTGTTTTGCTTCGCTTAAACAATCCGTTTTGAGTATGTATTTATCTACTAACTCTATCGCCATATCTTCTGGTGTCATTTGATTTTAATTGAATATTGAGCTACTAATTTACTTTGTTTTTTCGTACCTACGTTTATTAATTCCGTCTGTACTTTGTAGCCTTTGCGTTTTAATTCAAATACTACTGCTGCTAATCTTAGGCTATTGTACTTCGTCAATGCCTGAATTGGTGTCAAGGTCTTGCCCGAAAGCAAGTGGTTCAAGATGCGTTGTTTCTGTGTCATTGTTATTAATTGGGGTTAAAAAAACTGGTTTGTCTATTACGTTTTGATATTTTTCTATAAACTCTAAAAGGTCTTTGTAAGCTACTTCACTATACCAAGCATAGTGGTAAATTTCTGCAAGTAGCATCTGCCTTTCAAATGGTAGCAATTCTCTCATTAGCTTTTTTTAATTGTTTCTTTAATCTTGTTAAATTCCTCTAAGGTCTTGATGGCATTGATTTTTATGGCAGCCTTTACCTTCTGGTCTTCGGTAAACTTTGTCTTATCTAGCTGCTCAATCAAGAAAGCCTTTTGTCCTTCGCTTACTTCGTCTTTATGCTCATTGGTAGCATCTGCATCTTTTGTATCGTCTATTGCAAACAGTCCGTTAAGTGCGTACTTCCTGGCATAGCTACTAGCTGCTCCGGTAATCTGAGAAGCATCCATTCCCTTTTTGTTTTCCTCTTCACGAGCAAGACCTGTGCAGGTAATGTTATCTTCTCCGTTAGATAGACAAGCCGTAGCCTTTACATAAACCCTGCCACCTACTTCTATTACCTCATCGCTTAACATTAAAGCATAGCCGTATTTATGGCAGATAGGTTTTGCAGCTTCGATAATATCTTCTGCACTTCGGTACTTGTATTTAGCAAAAGCGTTAAATTGATTTTTAGGTGCTTTTAGTTCTTGTTGAATTTTAATTAGGCTCATATTAATTATTTAAGTTTAAGATAATTTTTACGTTTTCTTTTTTAGATATAAACCAATTATTCTCTTTGTCAAAATCAAATTGGTATCCTAATTTCCCTAAATCATTCATTAAAGAATTAGTAGCATATCCTTGTAATTGTATTCCGTAAAAAAGTGTTACACAGTAAAATTGTTCTAGGTCTAAACCTAAGTTTAATAAATCTTCTATTTTTTGTTTCATGTTATTGGATTGTATAATGTTCTAAAATTTCTATGATTGGTTCTTGTCTTTTTTTAAGGCTCACAAAGTATTCGTAAGCCTGTGAGTACTCTAAGTACATACTAGAACTATCATACTTGTTATCTACTAAGGTGTAGTAGAATATTGTGCCGTCTGGCTTTGTTTCTTTTACAAAATCAATTTTCATAGTCTTGCGTTTTTAATAGTTCAAGTTCTGATTGATTTTCTACCCAACGAGTGAAGGTGTAATCGTCATCTTCGTAATCGTAGTTTTTAGGCAGTAATTGAGGGTCGTTGGGGTTTTGTGTACTGCTCCCATCAGGCAGTAAGATGTTCCCAAATCTCTCGAATTGGAACTTCTGGTAGGTGGTTAAATGTGTCATTTGTGTTTTGTTTGCACAAATCTACTACAATTAACAATACAAAGTGCAAAAGTATTAAAATATTTTAGAATTATTTTTGCAACAATGTTGCAGATTGTACTTAGAAACGTACAAAGTCGGTAGTAAAATGCAGCCAAAAGTAGTAGTATTACTACCTTTTATAGCAGCTTCTGGAAGTAAAGTTTATCGCTACCCCCGTAAGAATACTCCGGCAGGTATAGTCTAAAACCGCAATTTATTAGGTTATTAGCGGAAGGGAAGTTGTCTAAGGTTGTGTATGTTATGGCTATATGGCAGAAAGTAGAAGCTGCTTTAAGCCTGGTTTTAATCATTCGCCTTTGTATGCCCTGCCCTCTATGTGATTTTTTAACCCAAGCTCTGTTAAATATGCAGATGCCTTTGGAATAAATAGAGCCACAATAAGCTATTATCTCGCCTTCGTCAAGCATAACCCACCACTCCCGGTTGAACTGAAACTCATCTCCGCAACCCTTGAAGTTTGGGTTGTTGTAATCTAGTTCTCTTAGTTGCTCGTAGGTTTCTCGGTGTAAGATATTACCGAAGCTAAATATCTTTTTGAGGCGCATTGTGTATTTGTTCAAGTTTGGTTAAATATAAAATCGCATCTTGTAATTCCTGCTTCAAATGTGTTATCCATTGCCCTGTGCTTAAATCTTCTCTATCCATTGTAGTTCCGTACTTAACTTTCCCTACTTGCTCCCGGCTTCGCATATCTTCTATAACTGCTGCTAATATTTTGCTATCCATTTTATTTGTCGGTTTTGCTATGTATCTTAAAACAAGTCTTGCACTTATATAAAATCTTCTTTACTCCTGTTGCCGTTGTTCGCCTCATTTGTATAGTAATCTCATCACTGCCACACTCAGGGCAAGTGCCTCTATCCTGACCGAAGATAACTCCGTAATGTGTTTTCGGTTCTATGTGTAGCTTTAATGCATTAAACACCTGCTCTAATAAAACCACATCCTTCTGGCAGTACTTAATCATTTTAGCCATAGCCACTTTATCCTTATGCAGAACAATATCCTTCCATAAACTATACTCAGTCTTTATCTTAGTGCCGATGCCTAAGTAGTCAGCTATATAGTTAAGCTTGTTGCTATTAAATCTAAACTTTTGACGAGCTACCTTTAACGTGTCAATAGTAACATAAGAAGGGAACATATCTATCTTATGAAATAAGCACCTGGTTCTTATCCACGCTAAGTCGAACTTATCTCCATTGTGTCCTACTAACTCCGATGCGGTGTTTGCTACCTCAATAAACTTTTGTAGCATTCTTTTATCGTTTTGTTTGCTATCCCATTCTAAATGGTAAACCTCTTTTTCGTCTTCCCACTTGTAGCAGATGCAAATAATAGCACGTTCTTGTATTATGCTATCAGTTGTTATATTAAGTTTATATCCAGAAGTCCAAAAGAAACCTATGTTCGGGCTTACCTCGATGTCAAAGAATAGTCGTTTGCGTTTTGATTTTAGCATTATTTATTTTTTGCTGAATTTATCTATTGTAGTAGTACCCATCGCAGCTATGCAAATAACCATAACGGCATCTACAAGTTTATCCGAAGGGGCAATCTCTTGATGTGTAAAGCTATTAGCTAGTAAGGTAATACAGATAAAGAAAGCCGATAGTAAAGCTATAACACGCTTTGTAGATACGCTACCTCTCTCGTCTGCTAATAAATTTGCTAACCATTTCATAGTATTAATTTAAGGTGTGAAGTATAATTTTGACTCAGATGCTCTACGCTTGGTAAGTCCTGCAAGAACCTTGCCACCGGCTTTATCCCACTTAGCAAACTCCAAAGCAATAGAAGGGTCATTAGGGTTAGCGTTTACTTTCTTTAATAAAGTAGAACTTTTTAGATTTCCGATACCTGCGTTATAGGCAAAGCTAGTAAGTGCAGCAAACTGATTAGGGGTAACTGAACTCTTAACTAATGGAGCAACCTTATCGGCAAACTCTTTGGCTATAATTTCAAATAACTCATTGGCTCGTTCTTGGCTAATCTTATCTCCTGGCTTTACTGATTTACCATCTTCGTAAAAAGTATTACCATAGCCGATTGTATCTTTTGCAGCACTACACTTGTAAGCTACTAATTTGCAGCCTTCGTAAAATTTAATTAGGTCTTTGCCTTTCTCGTTTAATTGCATCTTAATTTATTTGTGAATATAGAAATAATGTTAGCATAGCAAACAGGACAGAGTTAAGCCTATGTAGTTTTATTTCAAACTGCACCGCTTTATCGTACTGCTCATAAATTGCTATATTTTTATAGTACCTGTTTCGATAATCGCTTAACGTATCAATCGCAAATTTATTGCGTTGCGTTAAAGTATCTTTTAAGGTAAGTAGGTCAATGCGTAGGCTATCTCTTGTCTTGATGTTAGCTTTAATTAAGCTATCTATACGAGTGTTCTGGTAGCTTACTAAATTAGTTAGGCTATCAAAAGAGTTGTTAATCTTCTCGCCTTCTGACCGGCTAATAACAATCTTGTCCTCGCCACCTATCTTCTTAACGTATTGGGCGGAGCTGAAACTTGGTGCTATTAGTATCGACAGAATTAGCAGAGTCCAATTTAGCCTTAACTTCATTTAGTTCTGTTTTTAATTCTTTTACTGTTTCCTTTAAGGTAACTATCGTTTTTACTGTCTTAGTAATTACCTTCTTATTATCCTGCGAAGCCACCTCTTGCACCGCTTCACTCTGCACTTGGCTTTGTTTTATTTTATCTTGTAGCTCTTTAATCTGGTTATCGGTCTTAGTGCCACAACCTAGCAAAGCTATAAATATCAAGTAACGCATTTACTTAAACTTTTTTAGAGCCTTTAAGTCTACTGCCATTTCCAAACGAGCCGTACTTGCTGCGTTGCTGCTATCACTTTTACGCACCATTTCATACAAGCTGCCAATCTTTTCGTCTTGCTTTTCGTTACGCTTTGCGTTGTCTATATACAAGTAACTGATGCCACAAATACATAAAAATAGCATACCAACGACAGGGTTCTTGCTGAACTCCTTGAATGAAATAGGTAACGGGTTTGCCGATACGTTTACGCTTCTTGCTGCTTTTGCCATATTATTTACGTTTCCAAAAGAATAAGATTAGCGTTATTATCAATATAAGGGCTATTAGAGCCTTATAGAACTCGCCAAAGGACTTATCCTTATTTTTAGTTATCTTCAAAATTTGGGTTGTTTCTGTGCGATTTAGAGCCATTGAGTCCGTCTTGGTCTGCTTACTATCTGTCTGCTTCTCTTTTGTGCCTCTTGTATAGGTCTCGGTGTATTTAGGAAGAGTTATCATACTATCCTTAGTAACCCACAAAGTATCGTAGTAAGTTATAGTCTTGGTAAAATACTCCTCCTTTTCTACTATTTTAGTAACGCTATCAAAAACGACTACACGCACACTATCAAAAGTTTTGACTACTGTGCTATCTAATTTCTCCGATGCCTTCTTTACAGAAGCGCAAGAGGTAAGTAATAAAGCTAGAAGTATTAATCTCATTTTAGTTTCTTAGTCATTTTCCAATAGTAGCGTATAGCCATACCGCCAGAAACAATAGCAACCAAACTCGCCAACAATGTGAATAGTGGTTGAATACTTGTAATGCTAAGAGTAGCACTTACTAATGATACTATTGTTGATTGGTCTGCTTGGTTGTTATTTGCCATTTATAGTTCTTCTTCTTCTTGTTTGTTAAATTCTATGCCGGTAACCCAATCTTCTAAGAATGTAAAATTCTCCAAGCCAGATTGATTAACCACGTTAATTATTTGAAAATCAAATTCTTTATCATTTAAGGCTTCAATATCTTTTGTCAGCTTCTTGATGCCGTCTTTTGAGAATTTATAATTTCCTTTCTCATCTAATAGTAAGCAGTCCTTATCGTCTGTCTGAGCATTGTCTAAACGCAAAATCTCAACTTCGGCTTGATAGTCCTCGTGGTGCTTCTTAATCTTCTCGTAAATCTTAAAAAGTTTTTTCTGCGTCTTGGTGTCTTGATTGCCAATAACGACATTGATGCTGCTTACTAATTGTAATAGTTGTTTGTACTTCATACGTTGTTTTTATTTGTAAAGATATATTAAGGATTTTGAAACGGCAAAGGCAAAGATATAATTTTAGGATTAATTTGCTCTGCTATCTGGCTATCTAAGTTCTCATCTAAGGCTACTTGGTCAAGTCCTGCTTCTAACCAACCGCA